CTTCTGAAGTAAATGAAAATGAAAGACTTACTGCACTTCCTGCCAATAAGTCATTTAGTATGGATATCAACATGTTATCAGAAAACGATAGATTATCGCCTTGTATTGATCTTGCTAAGACAAGTATGACTCTTACATCCAATAGAATAAATCAACCTATAGTTGACTATATTACAGATGCTAGAGTCAAATCTTATAAAAATGATCCAAATGCATTTATATATGTTTCATCTCCGATTGTGATAGAAAATCCTGCCACTGCAATTAAGTTGTTGATTTCGGGTTCTTTACATAATTCTGCTGACATCAGAGCATTCTATTCGTTACAAAATAATGTTGAAGAAGATCCCATCTTTACACCGTTCCCTGGTTTTGCAAATTTAGATTCTTCAGGACAAAAAATTGATGCATCTGCTAGCACAGGATCACCTGATAACGTTCCGGTAAAAAATGATTCTTTCTCTATTAGAAAAAATTATAATAGTTTTAGAGATTATAGTTTTACTGATGATAACTTACCCGAATTTAAAATATTCCGAGTGAAACTTATATTTACTTCAACTAATCAGGCATTCCCACCAATACTTAAAGATCTGAGAGCAATTGCTTTAGCATAATATGAATTTAATTCCAGTAGAAGGTGAAAAGGATCTTTTTAGAGATCCTAAAACAAATGCTATTATTAATACAAATCAATCTGATTATTTGTCCTATATTAATAATAGAAAAATGAGACAAAATGAAAAAAATAAAATTGACATTTTAGAAAAAGATGTCAATTCTATCAAAAATGATTTGAACGAAATTAAATCACTTCTTAGGAGTATTGCAAATGAACCCTGACGATATCAAATTAGATAGTTTAACGAAAAATTTTGAATATACAAAACATTCGAGAGAACTTGATGCTCTTACTGACATTGAACAAATAAGGCATGTTGCAAAATGTTATGCAAAACTTTATTTGAAGCAACAAGAAGTTTTATCTAAAATAGCATAAATATCTTTATAAGGTATAAGATAAATGGCGCAACCATCTTCTAGACAAGAATTAATTAACTACTGTAAAAGAAAACTGGGTGCGCCAGTTTTGGAAATCAATGTTGCCGATGAGCAAATTGATGATCTTGTGGATGATGCACTTCAATTTTTTCAAGAAAGACACTTTGATGGTGTCTCGCAAATGTTCTTAAAATATCAAGTTACACAAGAAGATATTGATAGAGGTAGAGCAAAACCAGGAACTGATAATACCGCTGGAATAACAACTACAACTGCGACAACATCTATTAATGGTGCCTCCACAACATTTTCATATCTAGAGAATAGCAATTTTTTACAGGTTCCACCGTCTGTTATTGGTGTAACTAAGATATTCCATTTTGATGGTACTAACACAATCACAAACAACATGTTTAGTGTTAAGTATCAAATGTTTCTTAATGACGTTTATTATTGGGGATCTACAGAAATTCTTACTTATGCGATGGTAAAAACATATCTTGAAGATATAGATTTTCTTTTAACAACTCAAAAACAAATCAGATTCAATCAAAGACAAGATAGATTGTATCTTGATATTGATTGGGGTTCTTTAAGTGTTGGAGATTTTATAATAATTGATTGCTTTAGAATCTTAGATCCTAATGATTATTCGCGTGTGTGGAATGATTCATTCTTGAAAATATACTTAACATCTTTAATTAAAAGACAGTGGGGACAAAACTTAATCAAGTTCCAAGGTGTTAAACTTCCTGGCGGAGTAGAACTTAATGGTAGACAAATATATGATGATGCACAAAAAGAAATTGACGATCTAATGGAAAAAATGTCAAATACATACGAACTTCCACCATTAGATATGATAGGTTGATATCATGCTTAATCCATTTTTTCAACAAGGTTCTCAAGGCGAACAAAATCTTGTTCAGGATTTAATTAATGAGCAGCTAAAAATATATGGTGTAGAAGTATATTATTTGCCTCGTCAGTATGCTACTACAAATACAATTATAAGAGAAGTTGTTGAATCTAAATTTGAAAATGCATATCCAATAGAAGCGTATGTAGATACTTACGATGGATATAATGGTCTTGGCACCTTGATGTCAAAGTTTGGTATTCAAGAGATGGATGATCTAACTTTGACCATATCTAAAGAAAGATTTGAAGAATATATTACACCGTTATCTAAAGAAATTGATGATGTTAAATTAGCAACTAGACCTAAGGAAGGTGATTTAATTTATTTTCCATTAGGTGATAGATTATTTGAGATCAAATATGTTGAGCATGAAAAACCATTCTATCAACTACAAAAAAATTATGTTTATCAATTAACGTGTGAACTCTTCAGATATGAAGATGAAGTAATCACTACAGATATTGCAGAGATAGACGATAACATAGTTGATCAGGGATATAATATTACCCTTTCAATGGTTGGAACTGCAGCAACAGCAACTGCAATTACCGGAATTGTTAACGGTGGTATAAGATTTGTTCAACTGACCAATAGAGGAAATAATTTTACATCAATACCAACAGTTGCTTTCTCTGCAGCACCATCTGGAGGAACAACTGCAGTTGGTGTAGCAACAATGATTGATGGACTCATAGATTGTAATGGTTTTGTTGATGGAACAAAGGTCCAGGGCGTTGAATTCCGCAATACTGGCATTGGATACACTGTTGCCCCAGGAATCGCCTTTGTAGGCGGTGGTGGTGCTGGTGTGGCAGCAACAACATCTATTGGTGATGGTGTTGTTGGTGTTGTCTCTGTAACGTCTGGTGGTGGTGGATATGATGCAGATCCTCTTGTAACATTCAGTTCCCCAACAGGTTCAGGAACTACTGTTGTTGCAACTGGACGTGCAGTTATTAATTCTGTTGGTATTGTCACTGAAGTTAGGGTTACAAATGCCGGATTAGGGTACACGTCTGCACCAACTATTACAATAGCAGATCCAATATTTGGAAGCACAGGTTCATATCAATATAATGAAGTAGTGACTGGAGCAAGTAGTAGCACCACAGCGTATGTCAATTCTTGGGATGCTACAACTAATATCTTAGAACTTAAAGTAGTATCTGGCACATTCTTGGCAGGAGAAATGTTACTTGGATCTACAAGTGGAGCAAATAGGGCAATAAGAACTGTAAATACAGATGATGTTATTGATCCATATGCGGACAATGATACCATAGAACTGGAAGCAGATTCTATCTTAGACTTCAGTGAGTCCAATCCATTTGGTAATCCATAAATAATAATACATTTTGTTAAATAGAGTACAATAAACTTTCACCATGTTTGAATACTTTTACCACGAAATATTAAGAAAGACTTTAATATCTTTCGGAACACTGTTCAACGGAATTGTTATAAAGCACTCTGATGACAATGATAGCACTGTCAGTGAGGTAAAAGTTCCATTGGCATATGGTCCAATGCAAAAGTTCTTGGCAAGACTTGAGCAATCTGCGGATCTCAACAAACCAACGCAGATGAGTCTTCCTAGGATGTCATTTGAGTTTACTGGATTAAATTATGATCCAACAAGAAAAGTCACAACCACACAATCTTTTCTTTTAGGAAGTGGTGGAGAAGAGAAGAAAGCATACATGCCGGTTCCATATAACATGCAGTTTGAACTGAATGTTATGACCAAGTTGAATGATGACATGCTCCAAATTGTTGAGCAAATCTTACCATATTTTCAACCATCATATAATCTAACAGTAAATCTTTTATCAGAAATTTCTGAAAAGAAGGATATACCTGTAATCCTTGATAGCATCACGATGAATGATGATTATGAAGGAGATTTTACTACCAGAAGAGCATTAATCTATACACTTAGATTTACTGCAAAAACTTATCTTTATGGTCCAGTTGCTTCTGCTGGTACTGACATTATTAGAAAAGTTTCTGTTGGTTATGTTGCTGGAGCAAGAGATGGTAGAAATGTTGAAAGAGATGTTACTTATTCGGTTGAACCAAGAGCGATTAAAAATTATGATGGTGTAGTTGTCACAACATTATCAGAAGACATCAGTGAGTCTGTAACATCAATAAATGTAGCAGAAGTTGCTTCTATCACTAAAGGTGGCAATATTATTATAAATGGCGAATCACTATATGTTAGTAAGATAACTGGCAACAAACTAACAGTCAGGCGTGGTCAGGACGGAACAACACCGGTATCGCACGTTGCTGGTTCTGAGATTGGCACAATTACGGCGGCAGATAACATACTCATTCCAACTGGCGATGACTTTGGTTTTGATGGCGGATTCTCATGAAAATGACAAAGAAATTTGACGATCTAAATGAAACATTTAATGTATCTAACGATATAATTACTCCGGAAGTTGAACCGGCACCAGTCAAGAAGATTGAAGAAAAGAAATCTTCTACAGATATAACTAAAGATTATGAGTATACTAGAGGTAATCTATATTCACTTATAGAAAAGGGTCAAGAGGCAATTAATGGTATTCTTGAACTTGCACAAGAAACAGAACAAGCAAGAGCATATGAAGTTGCTGGTCAGTTGATAAAAAGTGTTGCAGATGCAACTGACAAATTAATGGAACTTCAAAAGAGACTTAAAGAAGTAGAAGAAGAAAAACAAACAAAAGGTCCATCTACAGTTAATAACGCTTTGTTTGTGGGATCTACTGCTGATTTGGCAAAACTACTGAAGAAAGGATTGCCAAATGAAGAGCAAAAAGGCTAAATAATAAGAGAACTATCTCATTTAATGACAAAGCATAAGTGCCCGTCAGGTGAATATTATTGCTACACTGATAAAAAGTGTAAACCAATCCCTAAGGGATTTAAGATGGTGGGTCCTGCTGGATACTTAAGAAAAGAAAATGGTCATTCTGTGGAAGATGAAGCAGAAACCAAAAAGAATGGTAATGGTAGCAATGGAAATGGTAATGGCAACGGTGGAGGTTCTGTAAGTGAAGCTAACAAAAGTGGCGATAGTTCTTTGCGTGACTGGTTTGG